GAAGAGGGCGAAGTGGATATGGATATTGACATTGAAATTATTACCGAGGATGACGGTGGTGTCACCATTGATTTTGCCCCCGAGGATGAATTTTTTATCGATGAAGGGGACTTCTACCGGAATCTGGCGGAAGAGATAGACGACGGTGTTCTGGGAGCCATTTCCAATGACCTTCAAGCCCAGTACGAAGGGAACAAGGAATCTCGACAAGACTGGGCAGACACATACTCCAAGGGTCTGGAATTACTGGGATTTAAATACGAAGAACGCACACAGCCCTTTCGTGGAGCTACTGGGGTGACCCACCCATTACTGGCTGAAGCTGCCACTCAGTTTCAAGCACAGGCATATAACGAACTACTTCCTCCTGATGGTCCGGTACGCACCGTGGTCATGGGAGCGCCCGACAAGAAAAAAGAGCAACAGGCTCAACGGGTTAAGGAGTTTATGAATTACTACTTAATGTCAGTTATGGAGGAGTACACCCCTGAAACTGATCAGATGTTGTTCTATTTGCCATTGGCCGGTTCCACTTTTAAGAAGATTTACTATGACGCGGCGCTTGATCGTCCTGTCAGCACCTTTGTGCCTGCGGAAAATCTGGTGGTGCCTTATGAAACCAGCAGTTTGGAGACGTGCCCGATAGTCACTCATGTAGTGCCGATCTCTCATAATGACCTTAGAAAGCAGCAAGTGTCCGGATTCTATCGGGACATTCCGTTGGAGCCTTCGCAAGTCACTGAAAACGAAGTAAGAAAAGAAATAGACAATATTGATGGTTCTCACCCCTCCTACCTGAACTATGACGTAAACCTCTTAGAGTTCCATGTGGAACTAGACCTCGAAGGATTCGAGGACCGTGATGAGGAGGACGAGGACACTGGCATTAAACTACCCTACATTGTGACGATCAGTGAAGAGATGGGCACTATCCTCGCCATACGACGCAATTACAGTGAAGACGACCTTGAAAAGAAAAAGATCGCCTACTTCGTTCATTACAAGTTTTTACCCGGTTTCGGGTTTTACGGGTTGGGGCTGATCCACACCATTGGCGGATTATCCCGAACCGCGACTGCTGCACTGCGCCAGTTAATTGATGCGGGTACTCTTTCCAATCTACCGGCAGGGTTCAAGGCTCGCGGCCTACGGGTTAGGGACGATGCCAATCCGATACAACCGGGCGAGTTTCGTGATGTGGACGCGCCGGGTGGTGCGATCCGTGACAGCCTCATGCCGTTGCCTTTCAAAGGCCCCGATCAGACATTGTTTCAATTATTAGGCTTTGTAGTTGATGCCGCGCAACGCTTTGCGACCATTACCGATCTGAAAGTGGGTGATGGCAACCAGCAGGCGGCGGTAGGTACTACGGTAGCGATGCTGGAGCAGGGCGCACGGGTAATGAGCGCGATCCACAAGCGGCTGCATTATGCAATGCGTAAGGAATTTAAGATCTTGGCACGGGTAATGCACGAGTTTCTGCCACAGGAGTATCCCTATTCGGTAGCGGGGGGCGAACAAAGCATCATGGCGGAGGATTTTGATGACCGCGTAGACGTTCTTCCTGTCTCCAACCCCAACATCTTCTCGCAGGCGCAGCGTATTGCGCTGGCACAGTCTCAATTAGAGCTGGCTCTTCAGGCGCCAGACCTGCATAACACGCAGGAAGCCTATCGGCGGATGTATGAAGCATTAGGGGTGCGAGACATTGACAGTATCCTGAAGGCACCGGAGCTGGAACAGCCTGAACCGAAAGATCCTGCACAGGAAAACGTAGATGCTATGGAAGACACAGAGCTTAAAGCGTTTGAAGGACAGGCCCATGACGCCCACATGATGGCACATATAACCTTTATGGCAGGCGGGATGGTGCAACAAATGCCAAATGTGATAGTTTCCCTGCAAAAACACGTACTTGAACACGTCAAGCTCAAGTCACGCGAGCAGGCAGCAATTCAGTTTGTTCAGGAAAACCAAGGACAACCGGCCACTGAGGACCAGATGTTGCAGATTGAGGCCATGACAGCCCAGATAATTGCCCAAGAATTGACCGCGGTACGGCAAATTAGCCAGCAGATCGCTGGTGGGGGCGAAGAACCGGCGCCTGATCCGTTACTTGCACTGAAACAGCAAGAATTAGCCATAGATGAGCAGAAGACGCAGGCAGATATAGCCCGAGATCAGGGTAAACTGAGTCTGGATGAGCAGAAGATGGTACAACGAGGGGAACAGTTTGATGAACGCCTCGAATCGCAGGAAAAACAGACCCAAGCGCGTATAAAAGCGTCAGATCGGCGCGAAATGATGAGATTACGTCAAAGAGAAGGAGAAACCCCATGAGCAGAACAGTGAAAACAGGTGGTGTAAAGCCACCAAAGACCCCTAAAGCTACTAATTTTGAAGTAATCGGAGGTCAAGGAAAGGCTCCTTTTAGTGATTACAAGGAAATACCCACTCCCAAGAACCTTGGAAAGGGCAAAGTGACTACCGGAACGTGTCGAGGTATGGGTGCCATGCTACGCGGCGGAAAATTCACAATAAACTAGGTGACATATGCCCCTTACAAAAGGAAAGACTAAAAAAGCAGTCAGTTCTAATGTAAAGAAGCTAAAAAAGGAAGGTTATCCGCAAAAGCAAGCGGGTAAAAGCCGTCGAAAAAAGAGGCGTTCCACGTGAAACCTTTCTTTCTGTTAGCCCTAATATTATTGAGCAGTTGCGCTGTTTCCGAAGATATGATCGAAAACAAGGCGTTGTATTGCTCGGGAATTTACCAAGGAATACGCGCAGTAGGCCGCGTGGCTACGGAAGTTACTACCGGCATAAGTATACCGGATGTTTGTGACACGATTGATGAGATAGTGGCGGAGGAAACCGCTGATGCAACTACCAAAAGTGGTGCGGAATCTGGAAGCGATAATTAAGCTTTGGCTTTTCTTTAAACTATAGTTTTCCTATGAAGCGTTATCTATTTTTGTCGCTAGTGACGCTTCTTTTTTTTAGTTTGGACACTGCCGCTATGGAACACGACATGGAAAAGTTGTTAGAAACACTTAAACGCCACGAGGGCGTAAAGCACCACGCTTATAGGGATAGTCTTGGCGTTTTAACGATTGGGTGCGGTAGGAATATTAGTGATAGCCGAAGGCATCACGGCTTAGGTCTTAGTGACGCCGAAATCGATTATATGCTTCAAAACGACATAGAACGCACGATCAAGGAACTGAGTAGTGAATATCCGTGGTTTAACGATTTAGAGGAAGGTGCAAGACGGGATGCTATTATCAATATGCACTTCAATCTAGGTAGAGTTCGTTTTGCTACGTTTAAAAGGGCTATTGCCCACATGGATGATGCAAACCACCAAGAAGCCGCCACTGAGTTTTTGCACTCAAAATGGGCAAAACAGGTAAAAGGCAGAGCCTTAGAAGTCACAGACATGATCTTAACTAACGACTATGTATGAGTATGCGGCTACCATAATACGAATAGTAGACGGGGACACAGTAGATGTGGATGTGGATCTTGGTTGGGATACTCATGTTTGCGGCAAGCGTGGGCGTATTCGTTTGTACGGAATTGACGCGCCGGAGTCTCGAACCAGAGACAAGGAAGAGAAGAAATACGGGTTATTAGCCAAGAAATTCGTAGAAGAATTTATGCCGGTAGGGACCGTAGTTACCTTGCGAACATACAAAGATACGGGCAAATATGGCCGTTATCTGGGAGATTTTAAAGTTTATGACAAATGGGTTTGCCAAGAATTATTAGAGCATCATCTTGCCGTAGAATATGTTGGGCAAAGCAAAGAACTAATTAGACAAGCGCATTTGGAAAATAGGAATAAAATAGTATAAGATAAGCTACGATTATATCTAATTACATGAGGGAATATGCGAATGGATGAAATTGATGTAATTCAATTTATTCAAAAACTAATTAAGGATAGACGAAATAGCGTAATCGACATTTTAGGAAATAACGGCATTAAGTCCATGGAAGAGTATCAAAAACTCATGGGAGAAGTTAGTGCCTTATCTTACATAGAACAGGAACTCTCGGGCCTACTAGATAAACAGGAGCAATTTAATGACTGACATGTCCGCAGAAACTTCGATAGAAGACGCCTATATAGATCCAGAGGAACGGGTCATGCACCCGGATTATATAAATCCCACAATATTAGACCGTATGAACACACCAAAGGGTTGGAGATTACTTGTCTTACCCTACAGAGGTAAGGGAAGAACCTCTGGCGGCATTCTCTTGACCGATCAGCAATTGGACGAGGATCAGGTTCAAACAGTAGTGGGCTATGTGTTGAAGCAAGGTCCCCTGTGTTATGCCGATACGAATAAGTTTCCGGATGGCCCGTGGTGTAATGAAAAGGAATGGGTAATCTTTCCTCGTTATGCCGGTTCGCGCTTTCGTATAGAAGGCGGTGAAGTCCGTATTCTTAACGATGACGAAGTTCTGGCTACGATTAAAAATCCTGACGATATACTCAGTTATTAACGGAGAGGGCAATGGCAAAAGCGAATAAACAAACGCATGTAGTGGATGATGGGCAGGTGGACTTGGATTTTGATGAATATGAAGAGACGGTGGTGACTACCGGGGGAGAGGAAGCCGAAGAACAAGTTGCTAGCGGCTCGGTAGAAGAGGAGGAAGAGGTTGAACAATATTCCGAATCGGTGCAGAAACGTATTAACCGACTTACTAAAAAAATGCGGGATGCGGAACGTAATGAGCAGGAAGCGATTGGTTTTGCGAGATCGGTACAGGCTGAATCTGAAAAAATTAAGACTCGTTTACAGCAGGTAGATCATGGTTATATGTCGGAATATTCGGGGCGACTTGCTGCTGAAGAAAAGTCGGCAGAGGAAGCCCTTAAACAGGCCATTCGCAGTGCTGACCCAGACGCTACTGTTTCTTCTCAGAGTAGATTAACTGAGATTCAAGTTCAAAAATCCAAGTTGGAAGAAGCCAAGCGTGTTTCTGAAGCAAGGGCACAACAGCAAAAAGCTGCACAGCAAGCACAG